GCTCTCCTCGAGCTGCTGTCCGAGGACGACGGGGCCGCAGCTGATCTGCTCGGCCTCGACGTGGGCGACACCCGCACGCTGCGACGCGACAACCACCGGGCCCGCATCGACAAGGTGACCGCCTCCGCCGGCGCCCGTGAGGGCCAGCCGGTTGTGTTCGCGGTGAAGGACGAGACCCACCTGTGGCTGCCCAGCAACGGTGGCCGAGCCTTGTCCCGCACCCTCAACCGCAACACGGCGAAGATGGACGGCTCCACCCTGGAGACCACCAACGCCTACGACCCGTCGCTCAACTCGGTGGCTCAGCTCACCGACGAGCGGGTGGCCAAGCACAAGCCGGCCGACGTCTACCAGTGGAAGCCCCAGGCCCGGCACGTGAAGCGCCTCACCAACCGCCGGTCGGTGCGGGCTGCGCTCAAGCGGCTCTACGTCGACTGCCACTGGGTGAACATCGACCGCCTGGTCGACGAGCTCGACGACCCGGAGAACACCGAGGCCGACTACCGCCGGTTCTTCCTCAACGAGGTGTGGGCCGGATCCGACGCAGCCTGGGAGGCCCCGCAGTGGGCTGGGCTGCGACACCCTGATGGCCTCACGGTCCCGAAGGGCCGTGACCAGATCGCTGTGGGGTTCGACGGCGCTCGGTTCCATGATTCGACCGCTCTGGTCGGGGTTCGCCTCGAGGACCGCCACGAGTTCTTGATCCAGGCGTGGGAGCGCCCGCCCGACGTTGACGATGACGACTGGGAAGTTCCCGAGCACGAGGTCGACGCCGCCATGGAGCGGGCCTATGACACCTGGCGGGTCGAGCTCGCCTACTGCGACCCGCCGTACTGGCAAGACGCCGTCGACCGCTGGGACGGCCAGTACGGGACGGTGCGCAAGTGGTGGACGAACAGGCCCCGCCCGATGGCCGAGGCGATCCAGGCCTTCGACCAGCAGCTGCGCCCGGGCGGTATGACCCACGACGGCGACCCGGTGCTCACCGCCCACCACCTGAACGCCCAACGCCAACAGATCACCTTGCGCGACGGCAAGGGCAAGTTCTTGTGGATCATCCAGAAGCGGTCCCCGAAGTCGCCGCTCAAGATCGACGCCCGCATGGCGGGGATCCTCGCCCACACCGCAGCATCCGACGCGGTGGCCAAGGGCGCCCTGCGCCGCCGGCGGCGCCGTGAGGCGGCGTTCACCTGACGGAGAGAGGAGTGGCCTGTGATCGATCCGAAGCTGCTCCTGACGAAGCTGTCGCTCGAGCTCGACAAGCGGGCCAAGGCCGTCAAGGAGGCGACCGACTGGTACGAGGGCCGCCATCCGATCCCGGATCCGCCGCCGAACACCTCGGCCGCGGTGGACCGAGAGGCGCACGCAGCGTTCGTGGCGATGTCTCGTCTGGCGATCACCAACTTCTTGCCCCCGATCGTCGACGTGCCGGCGGCGAAGCTGCACGTGGAGGGCTTCCGGTTCTCGGAGTCGCCGACGTCGACGGATGTCGATGCCTGGACGATCTGGGGCCGCAACCACCTCGACGGGGACTACGGCCTGGTGCGCGACGCTGCGCTGCAGACCGGCCAGGGGTTCGTGTTGGTGTGGCCCGACAAGGACGGCAAGGCCGAGATAACCGTCGAGGACCCGGCGCAGACGATCGTGGTGTACGAGGCTGGGTCTCGTCGTCGTCGAGCTGCCGGACTGAAGCGGTGGGTCGACGAGGACGGCCGTACGCTCGCCACCCTCTACACCCCCACAGCGATCTACAAGTTCCAGTCCCGCGGGACAGCATCGGGCCTGATCATCCCGGGCGCCACGGGGTTCGACTCATGGACCGAGCGAGAGGTGCCAGACGAGCCGTGGCCGCTGCCGAACCCGTTCGGTGAGGTGACCCTGGTCGAGACCCGGGCGAACCCGCCGCTCAAGGCTGCGCTCTACGGCGGTGGCCAGCCCGAGTTCACCAAGCAGCTCAACGAGCAGCGGCGCATCAACCAGACCGTGATGAACATGCTCGTCACGATGGAGTACCAAGCCTTCCGGCAACGGTGGGTGACCGGCTGGGACTACCCGACGCTGCCCGATGGCACCCCGGACCGCGCCCAGATCCAGAAGGCCTCGGCGGCCCGGATGTGGACCTTCAAGCCCGGCGAGGACGGCGACGAGCCGATCAAGGTCGGCGAGTTCTCCCAGGCCGACTTCCGGCCCTTCATCGACGCCACCTTGATGTGGGTCAAGGTCATGGCCTCCACGAGCGGCACCCCGCCCTACGCGTTCCTGCTCGGCGACATGATCAACGTGGCCTCGGACTCCCTCGCCCGCATCGAAGGCATCCAGACCTCCAAGGTCCGCGACCACGGCCGCACCCTCGGCGCCGACGCCGCCGAGGTGATCCGCCTGGCGTTGCTAGTCGAGAACAACCCGAAGGCCAACGATCCGGCCATCCGCACCGTCTGGGGCGAGTTCGAGGAGCGCACCGCAACCGAGCAAGCCAACCTCGCCGTCCAGGCCAAGTCGCTCGGCGCCCCCGACGATGTCGTGTTCGCCATGCTGCCCGGCGTCGACCAGGCCGAGGCTCTGCGCTGGGTCCAACAGAACCGTGCCGCCCGCCTGATCGAAGACGCCCTCGCCCCCGAGATCGACCCCGAGCCGCCCTCTGACCCTGGGGTCGATGGTGACGGCGACTGACCGCTACACCACGGCACTGGCCCGGATCTCGACCCGCACCTCCACCGCGGTGTTGCGGCTGTGGGACGACCTCCCAGACCTCACGGTCGCAGACTCGCTCGAGTTCCACCGCAACGCCACACCGGTGGTGCGAGCAGCCGCCACGGCCTCGGTCGATCTAACCGTCGCCTACGCAGCCACCCTCACCACCGCCCGCCTGGTCGATCCGTCGGATCTGATCGTCGACGAAGCGGTGACCCACCTGTTCGATCCGTTCGACCGCTACGCCCGTCTGGCCGACGACCCGGGCCAGGCGGCCGCCGGGGCGCGAAGCGTGGCCTCATCGGTTGGACGCGACAGCGTCTATCGAACCGCCCGCCACACCATCGCCGAGGCCGTGCCCGCCGGGACGTTCCCGAGGTGGGTGCGCCTCGTCACCGGTAAGTCCTGTCGCTGGTGCATGAACCTGTCCACCGTCGAGTTCCCCTCGGCTGCTGCGGCCACGTTCGGTCACACGAACTGCGACTGCGTTCCGGTGCCGACCCAGGTCGGCACGCCCCGCAACACCGCAACTCGAGACGCTGCCGGCTGGGACGATCAGGCGGCCGCCCAGTACCGCCACCGCCACCACCGGGCGAGCCTGAACCGCCAGGCCCGGACCGCCCGACGACGTTCCTCCGAGGCCCGCCTCGAGCAGGTCACCGAAGCGGATCCGGCACGGCGTGAGCGCCTGTCGATCCGTGAGCAGGAGTGGGAGACCCGAGCCGAGCGCGCCGAGGAACGGCTGCGCCTGCTCGACACCGGCACCCACCGGCTCACCTGAGATCCCGCCCCGACAGGGGGCACCAACCCGACACGGGAGACCCAATGCACCTCGACTCCGATCACCCCTTCGCACACCTGGCCTCGTCGCCTGTGGTGGGCCGCTACTTCACCGCCGACGGCGCCCTGGCTGTCGATGTGCGTGGCGGTGACGGACCTGATGATCCGCCCACGGACCCTCCGGCCGACCCTCCAGCTGATCCCCCGGCAGATCCGCCCGCCGACCCTCCGGCTGATCCTCCGGCTGACCCGCCGACGCCGGACCCCGACGGCGACGAGGCCGCCAAGTGGAAGGCGCTCTCCCGCAAGCACGAGCGCGACAAGAAGACCGCCCTGGCCGAGCTGGAGAAGCTCCGCAAGGACGGGCTCTCCGATCAGGAGAAGGCGCTCGAGGAGGCCCGCGAGGCCGGCCGAGCCGAGGCGCTCAAGACGTCGGCCTCCAAGCTCGCTGCGGCTGAGCTCAAGGCGGCCGGCGTGCCCAAGGACATCGTCGAGGACCTGGACCTGACCCGGTTCCTCGACGACGACGGCGAGGTCGACACCGACAAGGTCGAGGCCCACGCCAAGAAGTACTCGGCGATCGTCAAGCAGGGCCCTGGCTCTGCAGACGGCGGTCCCCGGGGCGGCGACAAGCCGAAGAAAGCCGCCTCGCTCGACGACGCGGTGGCCAACGCACTGAACCCGGCGAAGTAGTCGCCTCCAACCCGAAACGAAAGGGGCCCCAATGCCCACCTCACTGACCGAGGCGTCTCGCAACGCCCAGACCGACCTGGACGTCATGGTGATCGACGAGTTCCGCAAGGAATCCGTCATCCTCGACGCCCTTCCCTTCGACGATGCGGTGAACCCGGCCGGCGGCGGGGCGACCCTCACCTACGGCTACCGCCGCCAGGTCACCGAAGGCACCGCTGACACCCGCGAGCTCAACACCGAGTACGACCCCTCCGAGGTCACCACCGAGCTGTACACGACCACCCTGGCCGTGATGGGTGGCTCGTTCGAGGTCGACCGGGTCCTCTCCCGTGTCGGCCCCGCAGCGTCCAGCGCGGTGTCGCTGAACCTGCGCAACAAGATCAAGTCGACCCGGACCAAGTTCCAGGACCTGGTCATCAACGGCGACACCGGCGTCGACGCCCACGGCTTCGACGGCCTCGACAAGGCCCTCACCGGATCCGACACCGAGGTGACCGACTCGGCCCGTTCCGACTGGGTCGACCTCGACACCGACGCGTCCGTCAAGCACAAGGCCCTCGACGCCTTGGACGACTTCCTCGGGGTCCTCGATGGGACCCCGACCCTCGTGCTCGGCAACAAGCTCGCCCTGGCCAAGGTGCGCGCCATCGTCCGCCGCTCGAGCATGTACGTGCGGGCCCCGATCGAGGGGCTCGTCGGCGAGAACGGCCGCCCCATCTTCCGGGAGTCCTATGGCGACGTCGTGTTCGCCGACCCCGGGAACAAGGCCGGCTCCAACCAGCCGATCATCCCGGTCTACGACTCCGACAACAGCGTCTGGACGATCACCAACGGTGCCGGCGCCGACGGTGGCAGCTTCAAGCTGACCATCACCAATCTCGACACCGGGGTCAGCGACGAGACCGCAGCGATCGCCTGGAACGCCAACATCGCCACCGCCGAGCTCGCCGTCGAGGCGTGCGAAAGCGTCGGCGCCGGCAACGGCACCGTGTCCGGTTCGGCCGGTGCGTGGACGATCACGTTCTCGGGTGATCTCGCCGGTGTCGACATGGAGGTCACCGTCTCGGACCAGTCGGTCCTCGACGATGTGGTGCCGGTGGTGGTCACGGCCGCCGAGACCGCCGACCTCGGTGGTCTCACCGACCTGTACGCCGTGCGCGTCGGCATGGACGGGTTCCACGGCGTCTCCACGGTCGGTGCCCCGCTCGTGCAGGTCTGGCTCCCGGACTTCACCCAGCCCGGCGCGGTCAAGAAGGGCGAGGTCGAGCTCGGCCCCGCCTCGGTGGCCTTGAAGGCGACCAAGGCAGCGGCCGTCTTCCGTGGAATCCGGGTCCGCTGATGGCGTCCGTGACCGCCCCCGTCGCGGGGTACACGGGCCGAGTTGCCGGCGTGTACTTCGTCGACGGGAAGGCGGAGACCACCAACCCTCGCGCCCTCGCGTACTTCCGCCGCCAGGGCTACAACATCGACCGGTCCAGCGACTCCGCTCCGTTGGACCCCGACACGGCCCCGGCGGCCGCGGCCCCGTCGACCCAGGTGCCGGCTGTGCCGGTGCTGCCGGCCAAGCCGACGGTCAAGGACCTGAAGGCCTACGCCGCAGCGGTGGGCATCGACCTTCAGGGAGCGACCCGCAAGGACGACATCTTGGCGGCCATCGCTGCCGTCGAGCCGCCGTCCGTGGATCCCGGCGACCCCGATCCGGGGGCCGCTGTGGTGGAGGTCGGAGAGGTGGCCGTGGAGGCCGGCGTCGAGGCCGCGACGGTGTCCTGGGTGCCCTCCGGGCCCGCTGTCGGGTTCGAGGTCGAGTCGATCGAGGACGGCGCCAGCGACCCTGAGGCCGCCGAGATCGACCCGTGCACCGAGTCGCCCTTCGAGGTGCTCGATCTCGCCAACGACGTCGCCTACCGGTTCCGGGTGCGCGCCGTCACCGAGGCCGGGCCCGGGCCGTGGTCCGAGCCGGTGACCGCCACCCCGGTGGCTGTCGACGGCGAGTAGGAGGACACCGTGGTGGTCCTGGCGAGCATCGACGACTACGCAGCGGTCACGGGGTCGTACCCGGCCGACGAGGGCCGGGTGCACCGGCTGCTCGAGCTGGCGTCTGATGCGGTGCTCGCCGGGGCCCACGGTCAACAGATCGTGTCGGGCACCGTAACCTCGACGGTCCGCCCATGGGAGGGCGTCGCATACCTCCCGCAACGGCCGATGACCGCCGTGGCTTCGGTAGTCGCCGACGGCGCGACGGTCGACCCATCCGAGTACCGGTGGGAGCCGGGCGGCAACCGTCGCCCGGCCCTGCTGATCCGCCGGGAGGACGGCCGGGACGTGTGGTGGCCGATGGGGGAGCTGACCGTGGAGTACACGGCTGGCTGGGTTGTCGTGCCTGGTCAGATCGTGGCGGCGGTGGTGGCCATGGTCGTGGGCACCATGACCGCTGGCGGGGGCCCTGCTGTCACTCAGGAGGGCGCCGGTCCGTTCCAGATGTCGTTCGCGCCGGGCCAGAGCCCAGACCTTTCGCTCACCCGTTCCACCCGGCGGCTGCTCGACCAGCTGTGCGGCGTGGACGGCCCGTCGTCGGTGCCGGTTCACCGGGACCAGCCGTGACCCGTCTCAAGACCCGGTCGGTCACCCGGGTCCGCTCCACCCCAGGTGGTTGGGACGCCGACGGCGACCCGATCACCAGCACGACCGCCGACGAGGACATCGAAGGAGTGCTGCTCGCTCCCCGCACCGACCTGGTGTCTCTAGGCGAGACCACTGAGCGGGCCCGCAACGGTGTGGTCGTCGGCTACACCGCCTACTTTCCGCCGGGCACCGATGTGACCCGCCATGACCAGTTCCGCATCGATGGCGACCTGTGGGACGTCACCGGCGAGCCGGGCCCGTGGATCGGGCACCAGGTCGGTGGCATCGAGGTCGCGTTGCGCAGAGCGGAGGGCTGATGTTCGTTCTCGACCGCTCCGGCATGGCCGACATCGCCAAGTCCGACCAGATCCGCAAGCTCGTTCGCGAGGCGGCCCGTGAGGTCGCCGGGCATGCCCGTGACGCTACGGACCTCCCGGTTGAGACCAGCGAGCGCACCACGGACCGGGCTGTCGTCGACGTGACGATCGCTCACCCAGCCGGGGCCGCCACCCAGGCCAAGTACGGCGTGCTGACCCGAGCCGCAGCACGGGCCGGTCTCGACGTGAGGTCGAGGCGGTGACCGAGATGCGCGTGCCCGACGTCGAGAAGGCCGCAAGGGCGTTGCTCTCTGAGCTCACGCCATCACCGACGACGGTCGGCATCGGCGTGCCCTCGGATTGGACCAAGGACTCGCCCGATCACCTGCAGGTCGGTTGGGACGGCACCAGGACCCCACCGCACCGCCTCACGTCGCAGGCGCTGATCCGGGTGACCGCCTGGGCGTCGTCGACGTCACAGGCCAAAGACCTGGCGCTCGATGCCGAGGCCCGGCTGTGTGCCCACGACGGCACCGGGGTGATCTCCACGATCCGCCCCGCCACGGGCGTGCTGCCCGCCCGCGATCCCGACACGGGCGCCGAGCTGGCCACGTTCACCGTCTCGATGACGGTCCGCTCGACCCCGCTGGCATAGCGACCTGCCCGACACGGGCCCGCACCACCCCTTCTGCGTTCCCGTCCGGGCGCGCTCCCCGAACACGAAAGAGAGGCCCCCATGGCCAACGATCCATCCCTCGCCGAACTGTGGCCGAACGCTGACGTCCTCGTCGCCCCGCTCGGCACCGAGATCCCCGCCACCGTCAACGACGCGTGGCACGCCAGCTGGAAGTACGTCGGCTGCCTCGACGGCGACGCCGGGTTCCCGATCGCCCGCAACGTCGAGAAGTCCGACAAGTTCTTCTGGGGCGGCGGGCTGTTGCGCTCCACCCGCAAGAACTTCAAGCTCACCCAGAAGTTCACCGCGTTCGAAGGCGGCGGCGAGGTCGTCGCCGGCCTGGCCTGGCCGGGTTCGGACCTGGCGACCGGCGTGCTCAAGGTGCCGGCCCTCGAGCGGCTCCTCGTCGCGTTCGAGATGCGTGAGGGCACGACCAAGAAGCGGCTCATCTCCTACTACCAGGCCGAGGTCGACCTGATCGGTGAGGTGAAGGACGCCGAGTCCGAGGTCACCATGTGGGAGTTCGAGGTGACGTTCTTCCCGAACGCCGACTTCGAGCTCTTGCTCCGCCAGCCCGGCATCGGGGGCCCGGTCCTCGAGTCGCTGGCGATCTCGGGCACCGCGTCGGTCGAGGAGGGGGCGATCACCTCGCTCACCGCGACCGCGACCTACGACGACGCCTCGACCGTCGACGTCACCGCCTCGGCCGACTGGAGCTCCGACGACACCGACACGGCCACCGTGCCCTACGGGTCCGGGTTCGTCGTGGGTGTCGAGGCGGGCACCGCCGACATCACCGCCACCTACGGCGGCCAGACCGACACCGAGACCGTCACCGTCACCGCCCCCTGACCGTCTGGCCTGCTGCCCCTGCAGCCGGCCGCACGGAACGTCCCGGGCCGGAGCCGACTCCGCTCCGGCCCGGGACGCACCACCTGTCCACGGAGTCGCCCACGAACGGAGTCACCCCCATGCCCAACAAACAGACCGCTCCCGCTACCGCTGCGGCCCCCGCCGAGCCCGACACCGAACCGACCACCGATGGCGTGGACGAGGTCGAGATGATCGCGGTCGAGTGGAACGGCCGGCCCTGGACCGTGCCCGCCGACGACGGCGACTGGGACTACCAGGCGATCGAAGCACTCGAGAGCGGCAAGGGCATCGCGTTCCTGCGAGCAGTGCTCGGCCGACGCCAGTTCGCCCAGTTCGGTGCCGGCAACCGTCGAACCGCCCGTGACGCCAACGACTTGATGGCCACGATCATGGCGGCGTTCGGCGAGGCCAATCAGGGGGAATAGCGGGCCTCCTCCGTCTGCTCCGGGCCTGGCCCGACGCGGTGGAGGCCGCACTGCTCGCCACCTACCCGGGGATCTGCCTTCCGGAGCGGTGGCTACCAGGCCCAGGCCGTGACCGGTCCGGGCCGTCGCTGCGCCGGCTGCTCGTCCTGGTGCGGCACCTGCCGGCAGGTTCTGCTCTCGATCGGGCGGTGAACAAGCCGCCTGAGTGGAGCGTGCTCCACCAGGTGCTCGACGACACCCGCCGCTCGGTGGTCGCTGCCCTGGGCGTGAAGAACCCCGCCCCACATCCGCTGTCGCCCCACGCCGCCAAGAAGGGCGTGCTGTCGCCCGAGCGGCTCAGGGTGCTGCGTGCTGCGAAGGCCCGCGCCGAGGCCCACAACAACCGCTGACCCACACCGAGGGAGGGGAGCCATGAGCGCAGGAAACGCCGGCTACGCAACCCTCCAGGTGATCCCCTCGTTCCGGGGGGTGACGGCGATGATGAACCGCGAGCTCGCCGGGGTCATGCCCGGGGTCGGCCGACAGGCCGGCGCCTCGATGGGGGGCGGGTTCGCGGCCGGGTTCGGCCAGAAGCTCAAGGTCGCCGGTCCGCTCGCTCTCACGGCTGTGGCGTTCCTCAAGACGCTCAACGTAGCCCGCGACTTCGAGGCCCGGATCTCGGCCGTGGGGGCGGTGTCGGGTGCGACCGGTTCCCAGCTGGATCAGCTGCGCTCCAAGTCCCTCCAGCTCGGCGCCGACACCGCTTTCAGCGCCTCCGAGTCGGCCATGGCCATGGAGGAACTCGTCAAGGCCGGCGTGTCCGTCGAGGGCGTCATGGGCGGCGCAGCGGACGCCACGGTGGCCCTCGCCGCCGCCGGGGCGGTCGAGCTCCCGAAGGCGGCCGAGATCGCCGCCAACGCGATGAACTCGTTCAACCTCACCGCGGCGGACATGCCCCGCATCGCGGACCTGGTCGCCGGCGCAGCGAACGCGTCGGCGATCGAGGTCGAGGACTTCGCGTACTCGCTACAGATGTCGGGCGCGGTGGCCAACCTGGTCGGGTTCTCCTTCGAGGACCTGGCCGTGGGCATCACCGCCATGGGCAACGCCGGCATCATCGGCAGCGACGCCGGCACGTCGCTCAAGACGATGCTGATGCGCCTCGAGCCCACCACCGACCGGGCTGCCGCTTTGATGTCGGAGCTGGGGATCATCACCGCTGACGGGGCGAACAAGTTCTTCGACGCCACCGGTGAAGTGAAGTCGCTCGCCGAGGTGTCAGGCGTCCTACAGGAGGCGCTCCGCGGTCAGACCCGCCAGCAGCAGCTCGCCACCCTGAACGTGCTGTTCGGGGCAGACGCGATCCGTGCCGCAGCGGTGCTCTACGACGAGGGCGCGGCTGGGATCTCGAACCTGTCGGCCGAGCTCGACAAGATCACCGCCGAGGACGTCGCTGCGGCACGGCTCGACAACCTCAACGGATCGCTCGAGGAGCTGTCCGGGTCGGTCGAGACCCTCGTGATCAAGATCGGCACCGCCGGCATCCCGATGATCCGCAGCCTGGTCGACACCGCCAACCTGGCCGTCGACTTCCTGGCCTCACCGCCCGAAGGGTTCTTCGATCCGCTGATCTCGACCGGACGGGACCTCGTGGACACCGGCGAGAACGTGATCGAGGTCTTGGGCGACCTGGTGGCAGCCGGCCGTCCCGTCACCGAGTTCGCAGCCAAGCTCGCCGGCGCCGGTGTGGTGACCGTGCTGACTGCCACGGCCGACATCGTCGAGCGCACTACCGGGCTGCTCGCTGACCACTCGACGGTCGTCGCTGTGGTGGCAGGGTCCTACATCGGGCTCAAGATCGCAGCCGGGGCGGCCGCGCTGTCGAGCGCCGCCATGGCCCGCATGTCGCTCGGTCTCGACGTGGTGGCGATCTCAGCCTTCAACGCGACGGGCCGGGTCGCGATGTTCACCGGTGGCATCCGCCTGATGATGGCCAACATGTTCGCCGTGCCCGCTGCCGGGGCACGGATGAGCGCGGGCATGGCGGCCGGGGTGGCTCAGACCCGTGCCGCCATGGGCGGCATGATCGCCCCGATCGGTGCTCTACGGATGGCCACGATGGGCGTCGTCGCCGGGGCGTTCTTGGTTGGTGACGCCTGGTCGAAGTCGAGGGCCCAGGCTCGCGAGGCCGTCGACGACATCAAGTCCAAGACCGACGAGCTGTCGACCGAGTCGATGCGTTCCACAGCGAACCAGCTGCGCGAGCAGGCGACCGCCGCCAACGAGGCCCGCAAGAAGAACGAGGGCTGGGGCGGGAGCATGAAGGGCGCCCTGGAGATCATGACGCCCATGAAGAACACGGTGGCCGACAACATCGCGCTCACCGACGAGATGTCCAAGGCGACGCTCGACGCCGATCGGGCCTACTACCAGCTGCAGTACCGGTACCGGTACGTGGCGGCCGAGGCTGAGGGCCTCAAGCCGTCGCTGTTCGATCTGGGTGCGCTAACCCAGATCCCCCAGGAGTCGATCGACTCCGTGGAGAACTGGGTGCGCCGGCTGGAGTCCGACGGCATCGACACGGCCTCGCTGTCGGTGGCCGAGCTATCCAGCCAGATCAACGCCACCCGTGAGGCCGGGTCCACGGCGACGCCCGTGACCGAGTCGCTGGCGTCAGCGATGGCGGTGTTCGGTGACGAGACCGCCAGCGCCAAGGACCGGCTCGACGCCTGGAAGCAAACCGTCGAGTCGATCTTTGGGGTCGAGCAGTCCGTGTTCGACGCCACCACCCGGTGGGGTTCGGCGCTTGAGGAGCTCACCACGACCTTCTTGGAGAACGGCGCCGGCATCGACTCCACGACCGAGAAGGGCCGCGAGAACCGGGCTGCGCTGTCCTCGGCCGCCGAGTCGGCCCTGGAGCTCGCCGAGGCCTACATGGCGGCAGGCCGCACCGATGAGGCGGCCTGGATGCTCGCCAACACCCGCGACGCTCTTTTCGAGGCAGCAGACGCCGCCGGCATCGCCAAGGGCGACATGGAGGCGTACCTCACCACCCTGGGGCTCACCCCCCGCCAGATCGAGACCCTGATCCAGGCGACCATCGATCCGGCCGGTCTCGCTGCCACGGATGCGGCCCTCGACGAGCTGGCCAGGGACCGGGTGGCCACGATCCAGGCCTACTACGCCGACCCGGCGACCAGGCACTTCGGTGACTACTACGAACGTGAGCGCCGGTGGGGCGGGCTCCAGAGCTACCGGTGGGGTGGCATCCCTCAGGCCCGCTACGCGAACCGGACCATGTACCAGTGGGCCGAGCCCGCCACAGGCGGTGAGGTGTTCGTTCCGAAGAACGGGATCCCTGCCCGGTCTGTACCCCACTTGCGCACCGCTGCTGGCTGGTACAACTACGACCTGGTCCCGAAGGGCACGGTGCCGATGGCCATGGGTGGCCTGGTGGGCGACGCTGGCACGGGCACCGGCGCCTTGTCGTCGGGCGGGCTGGTGGCTGCGCTCGAGGCTCTCGTGGGTGGCGGCAAGGGGGTGGAGTTCTCGGGGGACATCCGCCTCGAGACCACCGACCCGAAGCGCCACGCCATCGATCTGTTGGACCACATGTCGACCGAGCTGTGGCTGCACCCGTCGAAGGCGGGCGGCTGATGGAGTGGGTGTCGACGACGTGGGACGGCACGTTGACGGTCGGGGCGACGTCGATGCACTGCCCGGCGTGGGTGACGTTCGATGTTCACGAGCTGTGGAACCCACCAGACCAGCGTGGTCAGTCGCTGAAGATCCCCGGCCGCACTGGCCGGTTGGCGATGCCCCGCCGTGACGATGAGACGTCGTGGTCGTTGCCGATGCTGATCGCCGGCGACGTGGACCGCACCGGGGCGCCGACGGCATCCTTGCGGGCCGGGTACCGGGCCAACTTGGCGTACCTGCGTGCGAACGTGCGGACCACCGCCAACACCCGCACGGTGTCGCTCACGCTCCCAGCGGGCGGGTCGGTGTCAGCGGCAGCCCACGTGCAGGTCCGTGCCGGCGAGCAGACCGCCGAGGGGTGGCGCGCTGTGCTCGAGCTGACGTTCCCGGGCGGTGGCTTGGCGTGACCTTCGACGACGACGTGCTGGCTCTCGGGCCGGTGTTCTACGGGCCCGGCGACGACGGCGCCGGCACCGTCCTGGAGCTGTTGTCCTGATGGCACGCGCCGAGTGGTTCACGGCGGCACTGTCCGGCCTCCCTGTAGGACTGTGGCGGTGCGATGAAGGTAGCGGAGCGCCCGAGGACGAAGGCTCGACGGCTGCGACGCTCGACTCCGGCTCGAACTCGTGGACCACTGACGGCACCCACGGCGACGTGCTCGTGATCGGTGCGGGCGCGTGGTCCACCGACGTCGAGGTCGACGGCTCAGTGTCGATCACCCAGGTCGTCAAGGCATCGACGGCTGCGTGGTACACGCTCGTGAGCGCCGTCGGCGCCGACCAGTCCGTCACGCTGTACGCCCTCGACGGCACCGGCGCCGAGGCGACCGCGGCCAACACCGACGGCGTGTTCGACTTCGCCGGGGCGCAGGACGCCGCCGAGGACATCGACGACTGGACCGTGCTGACCTCGGTGCTCGACGGTGACGATCTCACCCTGTACGTCAACGGTGCCTCGGTGGCAACCGACACGCTCGCGGAGGGCGTGCTCACTCAGACGCTCACCGTCGGCTTCGGCGGCTACGACGGCGGCGCGGTCGGTGGCCTGTGCGCCGGGTTCGCCGTGTTCGACTGGGCGCTCACCCCGACCGAGGTGTCCGACCAGTACGACGCGTGGGCCGCGGCCTCTGGGCCGCCCCCCGCGCCATCCACCGCCACATGGGACGACTTCGACCGGACCGACGCGGTCACGCTCGGCGCCGCATCTGTCGTGGACCTGTCGTGGCAGGCCGACCTCGGGGCTTGGGAGATCGACACCAACAAGGCCAGGGTCACGAGCTACACCGCCGACCACGCTGCCGCCCGCCTGCCTGCGTCTGCTGCAGGGCTCCCGGCGCCCGTGGCGGCATCGCTGACGATCGACGTGCCCGCGTCTGGTACGTGGTTCGCCGGGCTGTTCATCGGCGCCACCACACACATACAGGTGGGAGGAGTGGCGACCTTGGGTGTCGGAGCCGGCATCGCGTCGTCGGGCGATCTCGTCACCGCCCGCTGGCTAGCCGCCGAGACCGTGGACTTCCAGGACTCGACCTCGGTGGACACCACCGCGGGCCCACACGACCTGGCCCTCTCCGCCGAGCTTGACCTCGAGACCGCCGAGTGGACCATCCGGGCGTGGTGGGACGACACGCTCTACCTCACGACCACATGGGGCACCGAGGGCCCCTGGCCTGAAGGCTTTGAGCCCGAGTGGCACGACGTGTCCATCGTGGTCTACGGCGCCGACGGCGAGTTGCTCGCCTTCGATGACCTCGGTGTGGCCCTGGCGCCGCTCGAGGTGCCCGGTGCGGCGGCTCCGGTAGCGGCGGGCGGTGGGGTTGTGAATTGGCCATACGACCCTGACGTGATCTTTGCCCCGTCGGTGCCGGCACCGTTGCTGCGCGGCGGCGTGCTGGTGTGGCCGTCTCGGCCGACCGAACCGGTCTATGCGCCGTCGGTTGCTGCGCCGCCGCTGCTGGGCGGGGTGCACCACATCTACAGCGACACCCCGAACCCGCCGCCGCCTCCGGCACCTGATGAAACGCCGTGGCCGGAGGGCTACCAGTACGGGCCGCCAACGTCGAAGCTCGAGGTGGCCGGATGGCCGTGGGCGACGGCGGTCTCCTGCCGGCCGCAGCTCTCCGAGCAGGGCCAGGGGTCGTTCACGGTGGTGCCGCCCGGACCCGGCGAGGGCACCGCAGTCACCTACACGTCTGGTGGGGCGGCGGTGTTTCGGGGGGTGGTCGCTGAGGTGACCACGGTGGTGGCCGCACCGGGGGAGGAGGCCGAGCAGCTGGTCACGGCGTCGACTCCGTCGAAGCTGTTCGTCGATTGGTCTCGCACCACGGTGTACCCCGACTTCGGGGCCGGTGACCCGATCCGGGTCGGCCAGCCCGCCCAGGACGACCGGATCTGGGGTTGGCCGATGAACGGTCTCAACGTCCCCGGGCTGACCTGGACGACCTCGATCGGCGGCGACAACGCCCGCTACGGCACCCCCGAGGAGATCTTCCCGCTGCCTGACAACTGGCCCGACAACCGGGCCCAGTGGATGTGGACGACCGAGGTCGACGTTGCTTCCCAGCCTGAAGGCTGGTCGTTCTTCCGGATGCCGTTCGGGCTGTTCCCCGGCACCTACTCGTTGTTCGTGTGCGCCTGGGACTACGCCCGGGTCTACGTCGACGGGGTGCTGGTGGCCACGGTCGAACAGGGCGGCACCACCAAGCGGGTTGAGCTCGACTTCGACTGGGACTTCCATCTGATCGCGATCGAGGCCTACGCCCGCGGCGGCGGACCGGCCGGGGTGCTGGTGTCGCTGCTGCAACGCCACCAGCACGCGTTCGGTGGCACCGACTGCTACAGCCGGGGCGGCTGGAAAGCGCTGGAGCGGCCCACGGTGTCGATGCGGGCAACGCCGGGCCGAGTGCTGCGCCGCCTGGTCGAGGAGGCCGCCGCCCGCGGCGCCCCAGCGGGAGCCTGGTCGTGTTCGTTCACCGATGACGCCGACTCGGCCGGCAACCCCTGGCCGAAGGGCGAAGACGCACCGCTACTCACCACGAAGGTCGGTGCCACCTACTGGGACGTGGCCAAGCAGTTCGCCGAGGCCCTGATCGACTTCTACCCGGCGCCGGGCGCCGACGTGTTCCACGCGTTCGTGAAGGACGAGGGCGGCGTGTCCCGGGGGATGCCCTGGACCCACACGGTCGACGCCGCCGCCATCACCGAGAGGGCGGCGATCTGATGTTCTCCACCACCACCCGCCTGTTGATCCGCTGGGCACGGGGGCTGATCAGCGTCGGCGACGCCGGCGCTGAGCAGTTCATCGAGATGGCCGGCGTCCAGGACTACGACCAGGCCCACAAGCTCGGCGAAGACATCCTCGAAGCCCACCGGACCCGCCGGGACACCACCTCGGTCAGCGGGCACGTCCACACTCCTGCCCAGCAGCCCGGCGCCGGGTTCTACCTGGGCGACCGCCTCGACGGGCTGGTCGTCCAGTCGATAGCGATCGGCTTCGACGACGAGGCCAACACCGTGGTCACCCCCGAGCTCGGCGACCCGCTCGACCACAAGCTCAACGCCTTGAACCGCCGCATCGCACGCGCCTCGAGCGGATCCACCTCTGAGTTCGCTTCGCCGCACCCGCCGGGCCACGACCCCGACGCCAAGATCGACAACACGCCGCCGGTGTTCTCCTACCGGTGGCCACGCCAACCCGCGGCCACGGGCGGCGAGGCCTGATGGTCGACCCGACTCCGATCGCCAACCCGATCTGGATGTGGCCGATGTGGAAGCCGACCCGCCCCTACTGCCTGTCCTACATCGAGGTCACCCTCGGCACCGACGGCCAAGACACCGTCGACCCCGGCGGCATCGAGATCGCCGGGATCACCGTCCAGCTCGTCATCGCCCCCGACCCGGCCGACGGCCTGGGAGCCGGCTACTTCACCATCGCCGAAGCATTCCTCGACGCCCGAGGACCTGGCGTCCCGATGCAACGCCGTGCCGTCGCAGAGGTGCCGTGGCCGTTCGGGCCCCGGATCATCCCCGCCGGCTGGTGGGTGGCCGCGTGCCACGACTGCGACTGGGAACACCACCCGGACGAGAAGCCCCCGAACCTCAGTCTCCAACCCCACGGCACCGACCTCTGAAGGAGGCCCCTCATGGCCCAGCTCGTGTACCCCCATGCCCGCGACGCTTTCGCCCGAGGCGAGATCGACTGGCCCGACGACGACTTCCTGGTGATCCTCACCCGGCCCGCCTACACGCTGAACCCGGCGCACGAGTTCCGCGACGACGTCACCAACGTGTTGGCCACAGCGTCGCTCTCCGGGATGACGATCGTCGGCAACGGGGTGCTCGATGCGGATGACTGCTCGGTGTCGGGCGTGACCGCAGCCGAGTCCGTCGGCCGGGTCCTGATCGCCCACGACACCGGCGACGCGGCCACGGACCGGCTGTTGTGGGCGACCGACATCCACACCGACGGCACGAACATCTTGCGGGTGTCAGACGGCAACCCGATCGTCGTGGCCTGGGACAACGGCCCCTACCGCATCTTCCAGGTCTGAGGCGGCCCGATGGTGAAGCTGCTGATCGACGGCGAGTACCCGGGCCGCCAGGCCATGGCCGGCCGGGATGGCCAGGTGACAGCGATGACCGGTACCGCCGGCGTCACGGTGTCTCGAGAGGACGACCTGGTGGTGTTGCACGGGACCACCCACGTCGACCTCGACGAGAACGGCCACAACGACGAGCTCGACCTCGACAAGGTGTCCGAGGCGGGTGATCCGATCATCTACCGGGTGGTCGTCGGGCAGGTCCGCCGCTACCTCGACCTCTCTGACCTCAACGACGAGGAGGTCTCTTGGGCCGAGACGTCGATCCAGCGCCTCGAGGGCCCTGCCCCGGACGACTGGGCGCCTGTCCAGGGCCCTCCGGGTGTGGTGGCCGCCACGGGCATCGCCACCTACGACCCCAGCACGCAGACGGTCGATGTGCCAGGCCTGCTTGCCGGCGCCCAGGACGCCACGCCAGCGGTCGAGAAGGCCGAGGACGGCGACCTGTGGCTGGCCGCTGGCATGTACACGTCCGGCGAGGTCAAGGGCGGCGTGATCCGGCGGGTCACGTCGATCGACACCATCTGGAACTCGGCCCCCGCTGTGGCCCCCACCGATGTCGCTGTCGGTACCGCGCACCGCGTGAAGTGGGATGCCACGATCACCCAGCCCGACATCCAGTCCCACAGCTTCGGACCACGCGGCGTGTGGTCACTCGAGGGCGTTCACGAGCTGAGCGCCGACCAGACCGCCGTCTACTTCGAGCCGGTGATGGCCCTCGACTTCATGGCGATCGGCAACACGCCCGGCCAGGACCGCATTCAGGTTCCGGCGTGGGGCTACATCGGTGGCCGCTGGCGGTTCGCTGACGCCGGCACCGTGACCTACTCGCAGAACGACACCAACTCGGGCGGTGCCGAGTTCGTGGACACGCCGGTGTGGCTCACCCGCAACAACGGGATCATCGATGGCGTGACCAACGAGTCGGCGTACGCGTCGTTCTTCTCGGCGGGCGTCATCGGGGGCAACACGTCGTTGCACCGCAAGATCGGGTTCGCTGTCAAGGACCTGGAGGCCACCGAGCCTTCGGGCTTCGATGAGCCCGCCGGCTCCGTGGCCCAACAGCTTGGCCTGTTCGTGCCACACCTAGCCTTCGGTGACGAGAACTTCGGCGTGTGGAACGAGTCGGCGACCGCCGAGCCCCCGCAGGCGGTCACCGTCGGGGCGTCGACCACGATCCCCCGTGGCGCCACGACGTACCACCTGACCTCGACTGCCCTGGCGATCAACACCGCAGCCCCCGTGATCCCTGACGGCCAGCCGGGCGAGCGCATCACGCTCCACAACGTCGGCGCCTACCCGATCGGCCTCGCCGGCGAAGCCGCCGCCGGAGGGCTCCCGGCCATCGCTGCGTCGAACCTCGCCCAGTGGGCCTACCTGATCCCCGGCGCCACCCTCACCCTCCAGTGGACCGGCACCGTCTGGACGCAGGTGGCGGTCAACTCGCCGAAGGTGCTTCTCGCCGACGGGCAGCTGGTGTTCCAGTCGCTGGGCGACACCCACGCCCGCCTCGCCATCGGAGAGCTGTCCGGCGGCGGCGTCATCGAGTGGGGCGGCGGCCTCGGTGCTGTCGACGTGCGGCTCGGCCGCACCGCGGCGGGGCTGCTCGGCTTCAACCTCGGCCGCTTCGACACCCTGCCCGCCAACCGCATGCTGATCACCGAGACCATCGCCCCCGCTGCGCCGGCCGCAGATCACGCCGTGATCTTCGCCCGAGACAGCGGCGGCAAGACCCAGCTGTGCGTCCGGTTCCCCACCGGCGCCATCCAAGTCCTGTCCACCGAACCCTGACCTGACCTCACCCCGCAGCGCTGGCCGGGGCTGTTCGCCGCGCACCAACCCTCCTGGGAGGAACCATGGATGTCCTGCTCGCCGAGCCCACCCGGGCCCGGATCTACTCGGGCCTCAACGCCCTCGTACCGATCGCCATCGCCTACGGGCTCGCCACCGGCACCGAAGCGGCCGTGCTGGCCGGCCTGGCCGGCGCCGTGCTCGGCAACGGCATGGCCACGCTCAACGCCCACAACGCCCGGGCCTGGCTCTACGGCATCGCCACCGCCATCGGCGCAGCCGCTGTCGTCTACGGGCTCGCCTCCGAGGCCGAGGCGACCCTGTGGGTCGATCTGGCCGCAGCTTTGCTCGGCGTGACCGGCACCCGCGTCGCCCGGTTCCACACCGGACCGCCTCCCCGTCTCACCAACCCCAGGAGCTGACACCCCATGGTCGCCATCACCGCCCGCCCCGAGTGGGGCGCCGCCAAGCCCAAGCGGGCCCCGCACCGCATCGACACCACGCCACGGCTGTGGCTCCACCACACCGCCGGCTGGCCATCGGCCGTCAGCGGAACCGCCGGATACCTCCGCAACATCCAGGCCATGCACCAGCACACCAACGGCTGGAACGACATCGCCTACAACTTCCTCACCAGCGACGACGGCAAGGCCTGGGAAGGCCGAGGTCCGCTCGTCGCTGGCGGGCACACCGCCGGCGACAACACCACGAGCCATGCCATCTGCGCCATCGGTGACTTCACCCACCGAGCACCGTCCGATGCCATGCTCGACACGATCGCCCAGCTCGTCGCCCACGGGCACCGGCAGCAGTGGTGGACGACCCGGGCGGTCACGGGCGGACACCGTGACGCCCCCAGGGCCTCGACCGCCTGCCCAGGCGACAAGCTCCACCCGGCGATCGCCGAGATCAACCGGGAGGCCGCCCGGATCCTCACCGGCGCCCGACCGCCCGCCGTTGCGATCCTTCGCACCGGCGACAGGGGCCCCGGTGTCGAATTCCTCCGGGCGATGCTCAATATCGTGTGGCGCCTACGGATCAACGCCAACGGCCAAGCCGGCGGCCGTCAGATCGCCATCCATGACCTCTACGACGCCGACTGCAGGGCCGCGGTGGCCGAGTTCCAGCGGTTCGCCGACGCCATGCGCCAGCTCGCCGGCTCCGGACGCGTGGACATCGACGGCATCGCCGGCCCCGACACCCTCGGCGCCCTGTCGTTCTGGGTGCCGATCGCCCTCGAGCAGCCATGAGCGAGGAGGGGATCGTGGCCATCGTGGTGGCCACGATTGGGGCCCTCGGCGCGATCGGCTCAGCGGGAGCGGTGGTGGCCGCCCAGGTGGCCAAGCGGCTCGAGAAACGGCTGGGTGAACCGAACGGCCACGGCAACCTGCACGAGGCCGTCTCGGGGATCGCGCACAAGGTCGAGGAGTTGACCGCATCCCAGCAGCACCTTGTGTCGGGCATGTCGTCGATGATCTCCGGGCAGGGCCGTCAGGACGAGAACCTGGCTGCGATCCACAAGCGGCTCCAGGCTGGCGACGAGCGGATGGTCGTCCTCGGTGGCCGGATCTCCGAGCAGGGCGACGAGCTCGCCGGCCTGGCCGAGCGGGTCGAAGCGATCGAGTTGTCGTGCGACTACATCGCCCGCCACGTCCCCGCCGACGACGAGGAACGGCCCGACGACCTGACCCCGTGAAATAGGGTCCCGGGTCGGTCCCGCCGCCCACACTCTTCCTTCCCCGTGGGTGGCGGGACCACCCCCCGCTGTGGCTACCATCACCGCCGAAGCCCCCACCTCCCTGGTTCCGCCGCCGGGTTGAGGTGGGGGCTTCTTCGCGTCTACGGGTGGCCGGCGCGTTCCGACATGGCCTTCACGGTCATGTGCGGCCGCCCGATCGCTTCGCCGATTTCGCGTAGCGAGGCCCCGGATTCGCGGGCGAAGCGGATCGCTCGTTCTTCGGCGGCCTCGGCGGTGCGGGTCTTCGCGGTGGCTTGGGCCGCCAGTCGGAGGGCCTGGCGCTTGCGGGTCTCGTCGTCGTTGTTCTTGGTCATCGGGATCGTTCCTCTGCGGAGTGGGTTGGAGGGTAGGCGGCGACCCGGTCTCGGGCCGCCGCCGGCGGATCAGTCGGTCGCCTCGTAGAGCCGGTCGACGAGCATCTGGCACTGGTCGAACGCCTGAGCTGCCCAGGTGTCGGAGGCTTCGGCCGTTCCCTCGGCGATGTCGATCGCATCGAGGAGAAGGAAGATCAGGTCCCGGATCTCCTGGCCAGTGAGGTGCGCTTCGTCCATGCCCATACTGTACCGAATTCGTACAAGAATGGCAAGGAGTTCGTACGGAACTAGTACAAATACAAGCCGCGCCGATACCGCCTCGTGGCCTCAGCTGCCACCATCACCCATCTGGTGTTCCCGAGCTCGCCGACCACTTCCTGGGCCTCGGCAAGAGAGGCGAGCTGCATCGCCTCCCGGCGGTCGCCGGTCACGATCGGCCGGCCGTCGTGGACCTCGCGCAGCCACCCGCCTCCCTCGGCCGCTCGCACGAGCCAGACACGCACACCCGCCCGGTACCGCCGGGCCGTGACACCGGGCTACTCGTCGCCCCAGAGGTCGAGGGCGTCGACCTCGTCGAGCAGCTCGGCCACAAGGGCCTCGGCGTCGTCGTCGAGCGCCTGGTCGTCGTCGTTCACGGTGGCAGCGGTACCCGTCCTACTTGCCAGGCAAACGCCCCCGGTTGCTGCTCTGGTTGCTACCCGGGACAATCGCCGACACTCCTACCAGGAAGAATAGGCCCGACCTCCCGATTCTCCTTAGCTCCACGACAGGGTTTCCTGAGGGTTCTCAACCGCCAGTGAGGCGCACAGAACCCCAGGAAACCAACGGTTCAGCGGTGCCGGGCATCCTCGGCCATCCCTGAGTGTCACTGAGTGTTGCTACCCTGGTTGCTACCCAGCGGCCGGGAGGTGGGCATGGCACGACGTCAGGGCAAGCGCTTCGTCGACGGCGACGGCGAGCTGAAGGTGGCCGACAAGGCCGGCAACGGCGAGGGGTCGATCTACTGGGTGGCCGACCGTGGCGTGTACAAGGCCACCTACTTCGACGCTGCCGGCAAGCGCCGTACCGTGTCGGGCCGCACGAAGGCCGAGGCCGCGGCGCGCCGTGACGCCAAGCTCGAGGCCGCCCGGCGGGCCACGCCGTCGGGCCGGCTTGGCACCGACCCAACGGTGGCGGCGGTGGCCACCTGGTGGCTCGAAGACGTTGCGGCGGCGACGGTGCGGCCGTCGACGCTCCACGCCTACGGCAAGGACGTGGCGCGCATCAACGCCAAGATCGGTGGCCTGCCGATCGCCGAACTCGACATCGAGACCGTGCGGTCGCTGCTGGCCGAGCTGCGCCGAGACGGCCGTAAGGCCGGCACCATCACCAACACCCGGGCCCGACTCCGCCAGATCGCCCAGGCCGCCGTCGAGCTCGGCTACCTCACCCACAACCCCGTCTCCGCCGTGCGCACCCCCAAGGCCCCCGCCGAGCAACGCACCCGCCGCCGGGTCCTAACCGCCACCGAGGTCCGCCAGCTTCTCGGCGCGCTGGGCCCGGACCGCCGCTACGACGCCGCCATCTGCCTTCTGTTCACGTCCGGCATCCGGGTGAACGAGGCGCTCGGCCTCGCCTGGTCCGACCTCGACCTCGACGTCGAAGCCCGCACCGGCACCGCCACCCTTCGCCGAGGGTGCACCTACGAGGGCGGTGGAGTGGGCGCCCGTCTCGACAACCTCAAGACCACGGCCACCGCCGGCGTTCACCACCTGGCCCCCACGGCCGTCACCATGCTCGAAGCCCGCCGGGTCGCCCAAGAGGCCGAGAAGGCCAAGGCCGGGAAGCGCTGGCCCCAGCACCGCTACGAGGGCGAGCTGGTCGATCTGGTGTTCACCACCCCCGCCGGTGCCCTGGCGAAGCGCCAGAACGTCCAGCAGGCCCTCAACGACGCCTGCCAGCGCGCCGGCATCGACCCCGACCGCATCGGCACCCACACCGGCCGCCGCTCCACCGTCACCGCCCTCTACGTCGACGGCGTCCCCATCGACGACATCGCCCGCCACGTCGGCCACACCGACCCCGCCACCACCGCCCGCTACGTCCAAGATCTCGGCACCCGCCCTGCGGCCACAGCGTTGCGGGCGAGCGAGCTCCTTGATCCCAGCCATGCTGCAGGGTCTGCATCTTGACCCTTCTGGCGAAGTCGCGGACCGGGCGGCTCGCCTACCGCGAGGCCATGCCTCACGATGCATGGCCTCGCGCCAAGAGCTGGGAGCCAACTACGATGCCCTGCATGGGGGAGCCGTGACTGACGATCTCAACGGTGAGGTCGATGAGGACATGCCCGAGATCCCCGGCATGCCTGCCGATGGCTACCTCGAGGACTTCATCTCGGGCTTGCCCGTACGCGACACCCCAGAGGAGCGCGAGGCGGTCCAGGTGATGGCTCGTCGCCTCGTGGAGGACTTCCACTACCCGAAGGATCACGTGCAGACGCGGCCGCAGTTCCGTGTGAGGAAGTCGCCGAGCGACAAGGCGAAGAGCTACCCGGTCGACATCGCTGTGTTCGACTCGCACGAGCACCGAGAGGACAACGCACGCATCCTCATCGAGTGCAAGCGGAAAAGCCGCAGGGACGGCATCATGCAGCTAAGGCTGTACATGGACATGAGCCCGTCTGCGGAGATCGGGATCTGGTTCAACGGTGAGGACCACGAGTATCTACGCAAGGTCTTCCGGCCAGATGGCACGCGCGTCTACGAAGTGCTTCCGAATATTCCGCGGTTCGGTCAGGAGGTCGATGACGTCGGCAAGTACACCAGAAAGGATCTGGTCAAGCCGTCCAATCTGAAGGCCGTCTTCCGTGATTTGCGGAACCACTTGGCGGGGAACGTCACAGGCATCACACGCGACGAGGCCTTGGCACAGGAAATCGTAAACATTCTGTTCTGCAAAATCTTTGACGAGCTGAACACGCGCCAGAACGACAACGTCACCTTCCGGGCCGGGCCAGGCGAGGATGCCGAGGCAATCGAGAAGCGGATTCTCCAGCTCTTCAAGGAGGTCAAGGCCGAGTACAACGAGGTCTTCACCGAGAGCGACTCGATCACGCTGGATCGTCAGAGCATTGCCTATGTCGTGGGCGAGCTTCAGACCTACTGTGTGACTGAGGCCGACCGTGATGCCATTGGGGACGCGTTTGAGGTGTTCATCGGCCCTGCGCTCCGCGGTGCGGAGGGCCAGTTCTTCACGCCTCGCAACGTGGTGCGGATGGTCATTGAGATGTTGGACCCCGAGCCAGGCGAGATGATCATCGACCCGGCTTGTGGATCGGGTGGGTTTCTCATCGCAGCTCTTGAGCACGTGTGGAGCAAGCTGGAGCGCCAGGCCGAGGAGATGGGGTGGTCTGATGTCCAACTCGACCGAAAGAAGCGGGACGTAGCCACGAAGACGTTTCGCGGCCTGGACAAGGACTCGTTTCTCGCCAAGGTGACCAAGGCGTACATGGCAATTGTGGGCGACGGCAAGGGGGGCGTCTTCTGCTCGAACAGCCTTCAGGCGCCCACCGAGTGGGAGTACGCCGCCCAGATGAAGATCGGGCTCGGTTCCTTCGACGTAGTGATGACGAACCCGCCCTTCGGCAAGAAGATCAAGATCACAGGGGCACCCCTGCTCGGCCAGTACGACCTCGGCCATCGCTGGAAGCGCGACACTTCGTCCGGCGCGATGGAGCTGACCACGACGCTCCAGGCAGACCAACCGCCGCAACTGCTGTTCCTTGAACGGTGCCTACAGCTCCTCAAGCCCGATGGCCGGCTAGGAATCGTCCTCCCGGAGAGCATCCTCGGGAACCCGTCCTATCAACATGTGTTGCGGTGGCTCGAAGAGCGGACCACTATCGAGGCAGTGGTCACGTTGCCGGAGGCTCTCTTCAAGACAAGCGGCAAGGGTGGCACTCACGCCAAGGTGTGCGTACTTCTGCTGCGAAAGACTCCTGGCACGTCGAAGATCTTCATGGCTGACGCCAAGTGGTGCGGGCATGATTCCCGCGGCAACCGAACCGTACGCATAGACGAGAAGGGCGTGGCCCGGCTCATGGACGACGTACCGATCGTTGCTGAGAGGTTCAAACTTCACCAGGCCGGGAAGCTGAGGACCACCGACCACCTGGGCTACGTCCTCGACAAGAAGGACGTCCAGAACCAAATTCTCGTGCCAAAGTACTACGACCCGGATCTGAAGAAGAATATTGCCACATTGCGCAAGACCCACGACCTGGTGACGCTGGGCGAGCTCGTAGCGGCGGACGCGGTCAGCATTGGTACGGGGATCGAGGTCGGCAAGATGGCGTACGGGACCGGCCCAGTGCCGTTCATCAGAACCTCTGACATCTCGAACTGGGAGCTCAAGAGCGACGCCAAGCAGGGCGTCAGTGAATCTCTCTACATGTCCTTGCGTGGCAAATGCGATGTCGAGCAGGACGACATCCTCCTCGTCAGAGACGGGACCTACCTCATTGGCACCTGTGCAGTGGTAACCAAGTACGACCTGCCCATGCTCTTCCAGAGCCACATCTTCCGTATCCGGGTGCTGGACCGCTTGAAAATCGATCCCTGGCTGCTGTTCGCTTCGCTCAATGCGCCGATCGTGAAGCGGCAGATCCGGTCCAAGCAGTTCACGCAGGACATCATCGACACTTTGGGGAGCCGACTCCTGGAGCTGCAGCTGCCGATCCCCCGGGACGAATCTGACCGGGCGCGGATTGCGGAGACCACCCAGAGGACCGTGACAGTGCGGTCGCAGCTTCGGTCTCAGGCCGACCTGATCGCCCGGGAGGTCGAAGCTGTCGGTGGAGACTGATCGGCTGAGCGCCGGTCTCTGCGCAGAGTCGTCTGCGGTGTGATGAGCGATCAGAATCGGTGCACGTCGGAGTTGGCGTCGAACGGCCCGGTGACCTTGAGTTCGTGGAGGCTGTGGGTGAACAGGGCGATGCCGTAGAACTCGAACCCGACGAGGATCGACCCCCCGCCTTGTGGCGTGAGGAAGTAGGTGAGTTCGACCCGCGCCCGGGGTGCTTTCGACAAGCGGGCGACGACCAGGTTCCTGGGCCCGGTGGGTTGGCCGACGATCGCGGCTCGTACGTGGTCGAACTGGGGTGCGAGCATCACCGTGCCGTGGTCGAGGTGGGCGGCCTCGAGTCCCATCTTGAGGAGAGCGGCTGCCAGCTGGGCGGAGTACTTCGGGGTGAGGCGCCTGCCACCACCGGTGTTGAGCCTGAAGCCGGGGTCGCCCTCGGCCGTCGTGTAGGGCAGGAAGGTGCCCCGTTCGGCCCCCTGGTTGAGCGTGAGATCGATGACGCCGTTGTCGTCGTGGCCGAGGGTGCCCATCGTGAACCGTGCTTGGGGGCGCTTCCCGGTCTTGCCTTGGATGCCGTAGAAGGCGCGGGTCATCTTGATCGGGTGGAAGTCGACGAGGGCCTGGTCGAGGACCGAGAGCTTGCCGTTATTGCACCGGTCGCAGACCACGCCACGGTCGAGGGCGAGGGTGGTGTTCCCGAGTGCCTCGGGGATGATGTGCTCCTGGGAGCTGTACCGACCTGTGGTAGTCCGACAGACCAGGCAAGGCAAGCGGGCGGAGTTCACCGGCCGTGGGCCTCGTGGTCCTTGCGATAGGCCTCGCGGCCAAAGCCGGCGGCCGTCACTGCGGTGTGAAGTTGGAAGCCAGCGGCCAAAACCCTGTCGATCTGCCCGGAGACTCGCTCCATCGCGTGCTTGGACTCGGCCTTGCGGATGGCCCCGGTCTCGGAGCTACCGGGAATCTCAATGGCGTTCATCGTGACCTGGTCAAAGGACCACTGCTGGAGGTCTGATGTCAGCCGGATCGTCGGAATCGCCTGAGCATCGGCCAAGCCGAGTTCGTACATCACGTTCGGGTTGTGCCCGGTCAGGTCAACGACCACGAAGGCCGACCGCCAGATGTCCTGGACGATCTGGGTGGTGACGTCTCCCGGAGCGTCGCTCTCGATGGATCGGATCACACGGAGCGGAGGGCCGCTGGGGTGCTTGGTGTTCCGGTCGTCAAGCGCTGGTTGGAGAACTTCGCGCATGATCTGATCGGACCGCACGCGCTGAGGTGACCCCTCCTTGCCGAGGGGTGTGATGAAGAAGACGAGCCGCTCAGAGGGAGGTTCAGGGCCTCGCGATGGTGTGCCAGCGTCTGGGCGCTCCTCAGCTAGCCAAGCGGCTCCGGCCGCTGTGAGCCTGGCATCGGCGAACGGATCGTTGGGGTGCTCGCCGTGCTCGACGATCTCGAGGTGGCCGGCATCTGCGAGCAATCTGGCAAGGTTTCGCACGTCCAAAATGTGTCGACCGGTCGCCGACGCCAGCGTTTCGTCGCTCGGGGACGTCACGCCCTCGAGATCCCGAACCGTTGCCATGAAGTCCAGCGTGTGCTGGCGGGCCTGCTCCTGAGCCCCGCTGGACCGCGGAGGCGTGCGCCAGTCGCCATCCGGAAAGGCGTCGGTGACTATGTGTTCCAGCTCGTGATCTGGAATTGCTCGGCCCTTCCACCGCCCGTTGGTGATGTAGGTGGCGGCGAAGTCTCCGGCCGCCGTCACGACGCCGCGTTCGTCAAAGGTGAGCTCGCCGTCCGACCGCTGCAGCGAGTGCTTCTGGATGAGCCGGTCCGTCATGTGCGCGACAGGGATGGCCGGTAGGCATGAGCTGGGGCACTGAGCGTGCGGACGGATCCCGGGGTGCTCACAGGTACGGGCTCCAGCGGACGAGCTCGTCGTCCATGTCGGAGACGGCTCGGGCGAACTCAACCAGGTGCTCGCGGCACGGGCTGGCTCCGTCGTTCGGGCATTGCTCGGCGTCGGCTGCGTCGTAGCTGGACTTCACGGCGTCGGCAGCGTCGGCTGTGGTGGCGACCAGGTCCTCGATCTCGCCCGGCGGGGCACCTCGGGCTTCCTCGGTGAGTTCGAGTTCGAGCTGGATCCGCTCGGCGTTGAGGCCGACCGTGATGCGCCCGATCACCTCGGCCGTGCTGCAGTCCTCGGGGACCATGCGACACCCGGTGCTGATGGCCTCAGACGACTCCTGGAACGCGGCGAACACGGGGGCAAGGTCGCTCGCCCACCCTCGTATCGCCGCCGACTCATCTTCGGCGGTGGCCGGAGCTTCGCTCCCCGTCGTCGTGGTGGCCGCTTCTACCGTTGTCGTCGTTGCACTCTCGGAATCGCCGTCACCGCCGCAGCCAGCGATAACCAAGGCTGCGGCCGCTACACCGGCCAGGGCGAGCCTGACCGGACGCCCGACCGGTCTTGCCGTCGGGCCGCCGACGGTGCGCGTTCGGATGGTTCGGTTCATTGGCCCCCCATGGGTTAGGCGTGTTGGGCGTCGAGGAGGGCCTGGACGAGGCCCTCGACGGCCCTTCGGTGTGCTGGTGTGAGGTCGGACAGGTCGATCACGTCTGTGGACGGTGACGACGAGAGCGTTGGCGGCGTGCGGCTGGCGAGGGCGCTGGCGATCGGATCGGCCGACCAGGGCAGGTCGTTGGGGTCGGCGCCGTTGAGGATGAGCTCGATGGCGTTCGGTTCCCAGCCGAGCCCGACGCTCACCGCCCGAAGGGTGCGGACGGCGTAGCTGGTCTGCCTGGCGTTCTCGAGGAGGCTGATCACGGTCCGCGAGACACCCTTCGTCGAGCCAGCCTTCGCTCGATCGACGATGTCATCGACCGTGAGGCCGCGGTCGTCGCGTATCCGCCGGAGGACGGCCGCGAGACGGTCCCAAGCTTCCTGGGGGGCGGCGACGGTGCGAGGCGGCATGCGCCGACATCCTCCCAGAAATATCTAGCAATGCCCAGCAACGCCGGGCAATACGACAGGGCGGTAGTTCAAATCCCACGGATGTCGTTCCCCAGGTGGGGGCGCCATTGCTGACAGCGGCCCCTTGATCACCGGGGTATTGCTCATCGTTGCTGAACGTGGTTGTATACGGCCATGCACGTCAACCCAGTGGCCTTACGCACGATCCGGGAGCGGTCCGGGCTCAGCTGCACTGCTCTCGCTGAGGCAGCTGGCATCCGCCAGGCTCACCTGTCGAACATCGAGGCCGGCCGCCGTGGAGCCTCTCCGGCGGTGGCCCTGGCCTTGGCCGATGCGCTGAAGGTCGATGTCCTGGCCATCTTGAACTCGCCCGTCGAGTCCGCAGCGTCGTGACGGCCGCCGTCGTGAAGGTGGCCGCGTTGGGTGCGGCGGTGTTCGTTGGCGGGTTCGCCACGGCGGTCGGTGTGGCGACGGCTGGGGCGGTGGTGGCCCGTCGGCTGGCCCGGGCGCTGGATCGGTCGGTGGATCCGGTCGAGCTGGATGAGGCACTCGGTGGCTGGCCTGATGGGTGGTGGCGGTGATGGCGGTGGCCCTGCCCTATCTGGTGACGATCCCGAACGGGTCATTCGGGATGGTGACGGCAGGACCTGACTCGTTCAACACGTGCTCACGGGAGCGCCGAGACCGGCTCCGCTCAGCGTGGCTGCGGTGTGGCTGGGACTGGCCGGACCACGCCCGGCTGGCTGCCCCGCACCAGCCGGCCTTCGATCTGGCGGCTGCGGCGGCGGTGTACCTGGCGTACAGCGAGCCGTCGACGGGCCTGTTGACCCACGCTCACGGGATCCGGTTCGACGCCGCCCGGTTCGTGGGCGTGGTGAACCTCGACGGCCGGGTGATCGACGGCGCCGTCTTCCTCCCGAACCAAGGGACGGCCCGCACGGTCGGGGCCCTGTCCGATCTGCCCGACGCACTGCTGTGGGCGTCGGGTTCGTTCTCTTGCCCTGAGGAGGGCCCATGAAGATGTCCGGATCGCTCCCCAAGGGTGAGGCCAACGGCCTCGTCTCGATCGCCCGGGACCTGGTGAACCATCCGTGGCAGGCCCACGCAGTGGTGGCCCTGGTCGACTGTTCGAAGATCACCACCGACATCGACTCCGGTGACGTCGTACCGACGGCTCGGGTGCTGCGGATCGAGGCGGTGCCGCTGGAAGAGCTCGACCTGGCCAAGACGCTGCTGCGTCGCTCGTTGGAGCACCGCACCGGCCAGACCGTGCTGCCCCTCGGCCTGGAGGAGGAGCTCGACGAGGTGTTCGCGCTGCTCGACCCCGAGACCGGTGAGATCAAGCGGTCGAGCCGCACCGGCGAGCATCGCTCCACCGGCTCCCACTCGGTCGACCCCGTGGCCGACGACGACGACGACGAGCCCGAGGCCGATGACGAGGACGGCGACCGGTGACGGCGGCCGATCGTCTCGCCGAGTTGCGAGCCCGGCCCGTGCTGGGCGCCGCGGAGGTGGCCGAGCTCGGTGCGGTCTCGTTGTCGATGGTGCGTAGCGCCATCCGGGCCGGGGATCTGCCGGTGCACCGTCTCGGCCGCCGGGTCCTGGTCCCGACCGACGCCGCCCTGGTGTGGCTGGGCGCCAACCACACCACCGCCACGGTGTCGCCGGACGACGGCGGTGACCGGGTGGCGTGGTTCTCCCGGATGGTCCAGGTCCCCGCTCACCTGTTGGAGCGGCTGGTCGAAGACTCCTGGGATCTGTCGTGCACCGACGGGGGCTGCTCACGAGTGGTCGCCTCCGAGCGCGACGCGCTCCGTGAGCTGCTCACCGGTGAGCCGGGCCGGGTCGCGTCATGACACGCCACGTGTGGGTGGAGCTGCCGTCACCGCTCGCCGGCTACTCGGTGTTCGTGGCACCGGCCCAGGTCGCTGCCATCGAACCGGTCGACCCCGGGGACTTCGACGGCTGCCGCGTGGTCCTCGTGTCGGGTCACGTGCTCGAGGTGGCCGACATGACCCCCGGCGAGGTGCTCGACCGCTTCGCCGAGGCGGTCACCCAGTTCGCTCAGATCCTGGCGCCAGCGTCGTGACCGGCACCGTGCCGTCCACGCCCGGCGCCTCTGATGCCCTCACCGGCCAGTTGCCGGCTGGTGGGGAAGTGGTGGGCGGGTCCGTAGGCGATGACCTCGGTAGCACCGAGGCCAGGGATGGTTGCCCTGAACTTGCGCCTCTCCGGTCGCACCGGAGCCCGCACCCACCTGCCAACCCGTTCGCGGCCGCCCAGGCCCAGGTCCAAGCCGCCCTCGAGGCGGACGAGGAAGCCGTCGAAGCCCTCCGAGACAAGGCGGTCTGGTTGTCGGTCCGGCTCCATGACCTCATGGCCGACACTGTCGGCCCACAGCACCGGGCTGTGGCTGCCGCTGCCTTCAACACGGCGCCGGCGGTCCCTGCCGGCTCGACGGTCCTCCACCTTCGCAACGCTGCGGACACGGCCCGCACGGTGGCCGAGGTCCTCGACGAGTGGGCGAAGAAGATGGAGGCCCGCTGATGCCAGCGGTCGACGTCTCCCAGGCGGCATCGTTGGCAGCCGAACAGCGCGCCACGCTCCGGGCCGGCCTGATCGACCCGATGGACCCAGATGCGGCCGAGTCGCTCCGCCGTGTGATCAGGTCGATGACCGTCGAGCTCGGGTCCCACGGCGTCGACCTTGCCGACGTGTCGACTTGCGACCAGCTGATCGTGTTCCACGTCTGGTTGTGCAACCAGCTGATGCCACACCTCGATCACTCGCCGGCCGCCGTGGCTGTGCTGCGCACTGTGGCAGCCGGCCTGACCTGCGCCCCTGGGGTGCCACGGTGAGCGCCCGGTTCCTCGTCACCCCGCTGGCCGAGCGCCTCGGCCTCCCACCAGCGGACGCGCTGCTGTCGCTCGGCTGCACCCCGGCGGCCACCCAGCGGTACCTGATCCGCGGTCTGCCCACCGGAGCGGCCCAGGTGCTGGCCGACGAGGCCGGCCTCGACCCCCGGCAGGTGTGGCCCGACTGGGACCAGGCCCAGGAAGCCGCAGCGCAGGACCGGGCCCTCCGCACCGCTGGGATCACGTCGATCGAACGCCGCGCCCACCGCCGACCGCGCCCGTGGGAGATGGCCCAGTGACCTGGACCGCAGACAAGCGCTACGGCCGTGGCGGTGGCCGATGGTCCAACGCCGACGAGGAGGCCGGCGTGGACGCCCTGCAGCGCGCCCGAGTGAAGGAGATCGAGCGGTGGCCGTGGGGCAACCCGGATCCGGACTGCGGGTGGGGCCTGTCGTGGTGGCTTGCCACCGCTGATAGAGCCGATCGTCGTCGCCGCACCGGCCAGGTCCTGTCCGCCGTCGATCACCGCGCCGCCCGGGTCCGGGACGCCTACCGCAAGTCGAAGCGGTTCAAGACCGGCGCCGACCATCACCGCCAGGACGTGGCATGACAACCGAGGAGTGCACGATGCACCACACCCCCGAGCTGGACGTCCTGGTGCGTCAGATTTTGACCCACCCCGAAGGTCATCCGTGGACCCTGCAGGGATTCGGGATGCTCCGCACGGACCTGATGGGCCGCGACTACCGGCTCCACGTCTGGGACCGCCGGTTCCAGACCGACGAGGTGGCCACGATCCACGATCACCCCTGGGGCCTCGAGTCGCTGGTGCTCTCCGGGGCGGTCTCGAACGTCGAGTACGAGCAGGCCCAGAGCCGCTATAACCCGACCCACCGTCGTGTGGTGATCCAGCCCGGCATCGAAGGCGCCCAGCTGTCACCGGTGACCGAGGTGGTGCTCAAGGAGACCTGTCGATCGACCTACCGGGCCGGCGACGGCTACGCCCTGACGAGCGTCGAGCTGCACGAGACGTTGTACATGACGGGCACAGTCACATTGATCCGCCGTCTCAACCGGGCCACGTCGGCCGTCACCGGCGACGAGGCCCGGGTGTACTGGCCGATCACCGGGCCCGACGAGTGGGTGGAAGCGAAACCTCGGCCCGCCACCGACACCGAGGTGCGAGCAATCTGCGACGTGGCCCTCGCCATGTGGGGCGAGGTGGTCCCTTGATCACCACCGCCCGCCCAGCTCAAGCGGCGGGGGAGAGCGGCATGACCGCCGTCTGCTGCCCGCCGCCGGGCCAGCTCCGCCTCTGGGATCCGCTGCCCGACCATCCCGCCGGCCCGTGGGAAGCCCGCGACCCCGACGGCACCGTGTACGGCCCGATCTCTCACCTGGCGCTCGCCGCTCACGTCGCCGGCGACCTGGCGGCTCAGTCCGGCGACGCCTGGCTGGTGGCCGCTGACGGGACGTGGTGCCACGTCCCCGCCGACGCGCCAGTGACCCCAGCCACTGGGTGGCCGGTGCTGGTGGCCCGAGTACTCGAACAACGAAAGGACCAGTCCTCATGACCCCGACTGCAACGGCCGAGAAGGTCATCGTCTACCTGCCGGTGGACTCGATCGAGAACCATCCCGACAACATCCGCGCCGACGTCGGCGACGTGTTGGAGCTGGCGCAGACGATCACCACGATGGGCATGCGCACCCCGCTGATCGTTCTTCCACCGAGCGATGACGATGTGCACCTGGTGGTGGCCGGCAACCGCCGGCTCGCAGCCGCCCGGGTCGCCGGGCTCGCCGAGGTGCCCTGCATCGTCGAGGACCTGAAGACCGAGGAGATCCTCGAGCTGATGCTCGTGGAGAACTGCCAGCGGGTCGGCCTCACTCCGGTGGAGGAGGGCCGGGCGTTCGCCCGCCTGGCGTCGGAGTGCGGATACACCGTTGCCGACATCGCTCGCAAGGTCGGCACATCGGTGCCCACGGTTCGCTCACGGCTCGATCTCGTGATGCTCCCGCCAGCCGTGCTGGCCCGCTTCGGGAACGGGCTCAACCTGGCTGACGCCACCACCCTGGCGGGTTGGGCGCACGACGCCGAAGTGATGGCCCACGTCGCAGCCTTGCCAGCGAAGGCGTGCAAGAACCTGGCCCAGGAGCTCGACCGGTTCGTCACGGACCGGTCCCGGGAGCAGGCGATGACCGCCGCCCGCCGAGACCTCGACGAGGCCGGCCTCGTCGAGATCCGCTACGCCAACTCGTGGGAGCGGCCCTCCAACGTGTTCACCCCGCACCGCGCATCGGTCACCGTCGCTTCGTTCGGTGAGCTGCCCGACGGCGTCGACCACGCCGACGAGGAGTGCCACGTCGTGTACCTGCAGCCCCAGCGGGTGCCCGGCACGGCTCTGGACTGGGAAGTGGAGCGAATCGGTGTGTGCATCGCTCCCGCCCGCCACACCACGCTCACCCTCGACAACGGGGTGACCCGGTCGGGGTTGCAGGTGCCCGAAGAGCTCTACGCCGACTTCGTCGCCACCGCCGACGAGGACGCCCAAGCCGACGCCGCACTGGCCCGCGACCGCGCCGAGCGCGCCGCCCTCGCCAAGGCCGCCAAGGAAGCCGCCGAATCCCGCTACTCGTTCCTCCTCACCGCGATCGCCGACAACCGCTTCACCCCGATGCCACCGATGGTGGCCCGGACGCTGATCACCTGGACCATGGACGCCGGCGACCCCGACCGGGCAGCGATCGGTGACCTCGTCGTCCCAGATGCAACCCACCCCGACGCCGACTGGGAGGCCAACGACGAGATCCTCCGCACCTGGGAGGCTGCCGCAGCCGACGGCACCGACCCAGAGCTGCAGCAGCGGTGGGCGTGGGCGATCGTCGCCCTCGACGCCGAACACCGCCGCACCTTCCCCGGCGACGCCGACCGGGACCTGTGGTGCGACCACGTCCAGCACCTAATCGACCTCGGCTACGAGCCCACGGCCTACGAGCTCGACGTGCTCGACGAGAACCGCCGCGACCGCGAGCGACGAGCCGCCCGGACCCCGGTCCACACCGGCATCGACGTCGACGAGCTGTACCTCGACGAGGACCTGGCCGACGTCCTCGACGAGCTCGAACCGACCACCACCGACTTCCTTCTCCCGGCCGGGTCGGTCCCGGCCGACATGGAGGCCCGCGGCTGGGCCGACGTGTCCGACGCCGGCCCAGCCGAACCCGGCCTTGTCCGGATCCGGCTCACCGGTAGCGGCCGCCAGGTCCTCGCCGCCGTCCATGCCGCCAAGCCGCCCTGGACCGAGCCCGAACTCGATCTCGACACCCCCGACGAGCCCGGCCCCGACCCTGACGGAGAGAACCTCCCCCCGGCCGCCGAACTGCCCTCCTGCGACGCCGACCGGCCCCTGGACCGTTGCATGGACCTCGACTGCACCGAGGTGCTCCCCGGGGACGGAGGCGCCCACAAGCGGGCCAAGGAGGCCGGCTGGGGCCGCAAGCGCCGCCCCGACGGCGACGGCGTCGGGTTCGTGTGCCCTGCCCACAAGACCCGCACGACGGCCGCCTGATGGAACCCGTCGACACCGGCCAGGCCGGCCTCGACCGCTGGGCCGACCAACGGCCCCGGGCGGTGGTCATCGGCGGTCCGGCCGAGGGCCCTGACGTCGTGCCCTGCCCGGCCATCATCACCGAGGTCGACGGGACCCAGGTGGTCCGTGTGGCCTGGCAACTCGACGAGATCGAGCTCGCCGCCCTCGCTCGCGGCGGCACCCTCTGGCTCTCCACCTGGGGAGGCCTCCCGATCCACCTCCTCCACGTCGACCACGCCGTCGACGCACCACTGGTCGGGTTCTGATGCCCCGCAACATGGCCGTCTCCCACACGAGGGGCGCGGTCGACGCCCGAACCAAGACCGTGACCCGCCGCATCGGCTGGCGGTTCCTCCGTCCCGGCGACCTGCTGTGGCTAGTCAACAAGTCGATGGGCCTCGCCAAGGGCCAGAAGCCCCAGAGGCTCGCACTCGTTCAGGTGGTCGACGTCCGTTTCGAACCCCTGTCCAAGATCACCGACGAGGACATCGCTGCAGAGGGCGTGCCCGCCGAGGTGTTCGCCGAGATCCACGACGACACCGGCCTGCCCCCGGTGGGGGAGTGGGTGCGCTGGTTCTGTGAGCAGATGAACTGCGAGCCCCACACGGTGGTGACCCGCATCGAGTGGCGGTACCTCGACACGGTGACGCCGTGACCGCCGTGACGATCACCAACTGGGCCGGCGTGGCGTTCCAAGCCTGGGTCGCTGCCGTGGTGGCCGTGGCGGTCACCTGGGCCTGGCTGGGTGAGCGTCGAGACTCCCGAGGCCGGCGATGACTGCGCCGCACCGGTTGACCGGAGCCCAGCGCAAGGCGATGGGCGTGGTCCAGGCAGCGGGCTACGCGTCGTTGTCGAATCGCACCTCCGCCGAGTCCCACGTGATCGACACCCGTGTGGGGCACCGTCTGCTCGCCCTTGGCCTGCTCGAGCGGAAGGGCACCGACCGGTGGGGTCGGCCCCTAGTGCGCGCTGCGAAGGGTCACCGGTGATCCCTCCGCCGCCTGGCCCCCAGGTGCTGGCCGAGCTTGCTGCCGCCTCTGCCAACAGGGCGGCGGCCGGCTGGTGCCCGCCATTCGGTCACCACGACCCCGATCCGTCGACGGGGCGCTGCCGCGACTGCGGCCAGCTCACGAACGACCCGGTCCTCGCCGGTCTCCCGCATGCCCCGATCAGCTCCGAGGACCGACCCATCTACCCGCTGCGCTCCGCCGAGCGCCCGACCCTCATCGCGCACCCATGCGCCATCAAGGAGGCCTGAGCGCCCGTGCTCCGCCAACCCGCACAACTGGCTGGCCTCAGCCGAAACGACACCGATGTAGTTCCCCGTGCTGTGCGGGCCCTCACCCCCCGGTGGTGGGCCCGTCGTCGCGAGTGGGCGCTGATCGAGGGCCGCCAAGCCGTCGCCGACCTCCTCGCTGACCGGAGGTCCGCCTGATGGCCCCGAAGCGCCGAAGCCGTGACCCCCGTGCCGTCCTCGAGCACGGCGAAGGCTCCCTGGCTGTCGAGATCCACACCGTGCCACCGTCTCCTCTCGAGGTGCAGCGGGCCCTCCTGGCTGCCTTCATCGCCTCGGTCCCACGCCGCAAGGCAACCCCCAGGTCCGCTGAGATCGCCGCCGAGCGGTACACCGTGTGCCTGACGTCGATCGACGGCGTCTGGCACTTGATCGTGCCCAGGGAACTCCTGGTGGGGGTTCTCTGATGTCGTGGAACCGAAAGGACGACAAGGTCAACAGCCATCCGAAGATCCTCGCCCTCGGCGGCTGGGAGCCGCGGCTGTTGTGGGATGTCGCTGGCCCGCACTCTTGCCAGGCCGGCACCGGAGGGGTCATCCGCCAGCACGAAGTTGACCTCGTGGCCTTCCACGCCTACCTGCGCACACCGTCGAAGGTGAGGAAGGCGAAGGCAAAGCTCGTAGAGGTGCGCCTGTGGCACGACCACGAGACGATCGCTGATTGCCAGCGCTGCTGCGAGTACATGGAGCGGTACAGCATCCCGGACCTGGAACCCGGCGACGTCATCTTCCACGACTGGATGGACTGCAACCCGCCGCCCAGGCGGCCTGACGTGGTCGACGACGAGCAGGCCGCCTTGGAGAAGTTCAAGGACGAGCGCCGCCGGCGTCTCAAGGACCTGCCGGCTCTCAAGGAGCAGATCCGCCAGCGCGATCAAGGGATGTGCCGGTACTGCGGAGTCGAGACATCGGCCAACCCGCACGACCGGAAGTCCCCACGGTCCCGCACCCTCGATCACGTCAACCCGGAGGGCGAGAACACGCTCGACAACCTCGTCGTGGCCTGCCGTCGCTGCAACGGCATCAAGCGCGACCGCACGCCCGAACAGGCCGGGATGGCTCTCCTTCCGGTGCCGGCCGCGACCACCGTCCAACCAGAGCCCGATCAAGGCCGCGATCAAGGCCGCGATCAAGGCCGCCCAGATTCTGAACCTGAGCCAGATCAAGGCCTCTCGCGGGGGCGCCCGCGAGACGGGTCGGGCCGGGTCGGCCCAGGTCTGGACCTTGATCCGGGTCTTGATTCGGGCCCAGGTCGGCCCGGGTCAGATCCGGGCCGGGCCGAGACGGGACCGGGCCGGGGTGGGCCGGGCCTGGTCGGGCTGGTGCGGGGCGAGGCCGGGCCGGGCGCGGACGGCACGGGCCTGGTCGGGTTCGGGCCGGGACGGGAGCCGCCGTCAGGCGGCGACACAGACCCACCACCCGATCGAACGCGTGCTGCAGACGATGAAGCGGAGGGCTCGATCGATGGGTGATGCCAGTGTGAAGATCTCCGACAAGGCCCGGGACGAGCTGGTCAGTGAGGCGGTCGACGTCAAGGTCGAGCGGGATCGGCTCCGTCACCAGTTGCGGGAGCTGCAGCGGCTGCTCGATGAGCCCGACGTCGTTGGGGGACCGCACGACGTGATGCTGTGGCGGGTCTGGCACCAGAAGGCCACCGAGACCGCCGCTGCGCTCGACCGGTGCGGAACTGCCCTTGCTCATGCCGACCGGGCCTTGCGGGCGGTGCTGGCCAACCCGGACGCTCCAGCGACCTCCAAGGCGCTGCTCGACTACAAGCGGGCCCGCATCGACCTCGAGCGTGGCCGGTGAGCGCCCCGCACCCCGGCAAGCTCGCCCGCCAGCTACGCCAGTTGGCCCAGGTCCTCGACGACCACGGCGAGCGTGCCGTCGAGCTCGCTCCTGTGCTCGCCGCCCGTGGGTTCCCGGCATCGACCATCGGTGCACCTGGTGGTCGTGGCAACGCCGAGCTCACCTCCACCGAGGCCGCAGCTGACCGACCAGCACCGTTCGACAACGTGGACCGGGACCTCGACCGCTGGCTCGAGCTCGCCTTCCGGGTCTCCGCTCACGGCCAGGACCTCATCACCCGCATCACCGCCCACGCAGCACTCGACACCGAGCACCAGGGCCGAGCCACAGCATCCGCTGGCGCCGGCCACTGCCTCGCCTGCGAACTGTGGGTTCCCGGCACCAACAACGACCGCCTTCGAGCCGGCTTCTGCAACGCCTGCCGGGTCGCATTCCAGCGCTGGCGTCAGACCCGACCCACCGGCGAACGTGCCGCCTTCATCCGATGGCGACAAGGCCGCACCGAGCCTGAAGTCGATGGGCACGGTGGGCACGGCGCCTGACCTGGGGATCCACCATCTGCTCGTGCCGGGCCGGTACGGTGTTCGCTAGTTGGTCAGAAGTGCCGTTCGCCCCGAGCAGTTCCCGGAGGCGGCACGAAGGCCCAGCGAAGCTCAGCGAACCCCAGGCCCTCGGTCCGGGGTTTTCGTCGTGTCAAGGTTCTTGACGGAACTTCTAAACCGGGGTTAGGTTGCGCACGTTCTCGTAACACGGAAACCGTGTTGGGAGGAGCAAGGGAGAAATGGAAGGGAGCCGGCCCAGTGGACCGGCTCCCCGAGTGGAATCAGTTGCCGAGCAAGATGCCTGGGGTGGATCAGACCCCGCATCCCCATCGGGGACCATCTCCGGCTGTGCCTAAGCGTTCCCCTTCGTACGACCCTGTCCCGACAGATTCCGGCTCGGACCGTACCACTGCCTTCGGTCGTTTGTCGACGGGAGGCTTCTGTTGGTGTGTTCCAGCACTCGGGGAGATGCCACCGTGGCCCGTCATCGCGCCCCCGCCGTGTGCAGGATCACCGGTTGCGTGAGCGACGAGCCGTGCCCAGTGCATGCCAGGCCACCTTGGGCTGATCGTGAACGCAGAAGGCCTGCGGCTCTATCGGGCCGCAAGCTGCAGCAGCGAAACGCCAGGGTCCTCCGGTCCCACGGCGGTGTCTGCCACGTCTGTGGCGGTGCTGGTGCGAGCGTGGTCGATCACGTCGTGCCCTACTTCGAGGGCGGGACCGATGATGAGGCGAACCTGGCGCCGATCCACGAGGTTCCGTGCCACCGTGCGAAGACGGCAGCCGAGTCGGCCCGGGCTCGGCGTGCTGGCCGGGGCCCCGGGTAGGCCCCTCCCCCCACCCCGACCTGGAACCCGCATCGGTTAGGCATTCAAGATCTGTACGGGATTGGCGGATCCGGGGTTGGGGTGCGCTGGCCAGTTCTGGGGCCGAGCGCCCGTCTGTACGGGTTAGTTGTTGATCTACCAGGGCTTTCGCTGGCTGCGACAGGCGGTCGGCGGTGAGGAGGCGACATGCCTGGACCCCTGCCCGACCCGGCTGCGATCCGCCGGAACAAGCCGACGATCCCCACCACCTCGCTGCCGGTGTCAGGGCGCCAGGATCCCGCCCCGGATCCGCCGGCGACCTACGAGCTCGGCGAGAAGGGCCAGGCCTGGTGGGCGTGGGCGTGGCACACGCCGCAGGCGTGCGCGTGGGACGACGGCGCCCTGTACCTCGCAGCCCGTCGAGCCCAGCTCGAGGACGACCTGTCCACCATCGAGCACGTCGACATCGACCTGGAGTTCCTCCTCGGCGAGGACCCGGGCGACGCCGGCGAGCGGCTGAAGGCGTTGATCATGCGGATGAAGGCCATGGCTGGCGGCAAGCTGGCGGTGGCCCGAGAGATGCGCCAGATCGATGATCGTCTCGGCCTCACCCCGAAGGGCCTGGCTCAGCTCCGCTGGAAGATCGTGGCCGACCCTGAGCCCGAGCAGGACCCGAAGGAGACCAAGCGGCGGGGCCGCCGTGGCCTCAAGGCCGTCTAGTGCCCTGGCGTGGACCGGTCCAAGGGTCGGACCTGCTCGAGGACCAGTTCCCGTCGCTCGGCTGGGCGATCGTCGACGACCTCGACTCGATCTTCTCGTGGATGCCCTGCACCGACGAGCAGGTCCGCAAGATCGTGCACTTCTACCGGATCGACCCGGTCCGGAACCGCCGAGCGGTGCGCCGTGGCCAGTTCATGGGCTCCAAGGGTGTCGGCAAGTCGCCCGAGGCCGCCAAGTTCTCGATCGCTGAGCTGTGCCTCGACGTGGTGTTCGACGGCTGGGACGCCGACGGCAACCCGGTCGGGCGGCCATGGGTGAAGCCGACCCCGCTGATCCAGATCGCGGCGGTCAGCCTCGACCAGACCGACAACACCTACGGCGCTCTCCTCGAGCTGCTGTCCGAGGACGACGGGGCCGCAGCTGATCTGCTCGGCCTCGACGTGGGCGACACCCGCACGCTGCGACGCGACAACCACCGGGCCCGCATCGACAAGGTGACCGCCTCCG